GTTTGGCATCTTGTTCAGAATCTTTATTTGTCAGATCGCTCATCTTCTAATTCCTCAAAAGCGAGTTGCATTATAGTATATATGTAATATGCAACCCCAATAAGTAATATAATTAAGCACCATATGATGCTCCAAGTTACATCATTAACATCTGCATGGGGACGTAATATTAAATTCATAAGTTCTCAAACTTATATTCAAGAATCATTCTATATAGTGAATCTCTTAGATACCACAGATGCTCCTGTTCAGACGGATGCCGTGCAGGAGAACCCTCCCAATTTTCAATTCTTTTCAGCACACAATGATGTAGAAGATGGATGTCTTCTATCCTCAAAGATACTTGATAATCAAAATCCAATTCTTCGTTTTCTTCGTTCATGGATTGTTCGGGTCTATTCCTAGTGACTGCAAATACTCTTTCCACCAGGAATTTTGTTCCCGCTTCCAATTTGGAACTGGACGACCTAGTTCTGAGTAATATTCTTCCAACGCACTATCTATAATCTGTGCGATCTCCATATTCCTCTTCTTCATCATCAACGTCTGCATATGGGTTCTCCAGATAGGGTCCTCGTTTTCGTAAAGGTTCTTGTCTGACATAATCCGATTCAGCATTGACAGCAGAAATCCAAACTGCAATTTTCATTACAATAAAAATAATAACCAGAGGTGTGAAACAACCGATTAAAATTATTGGGTTCATTTGTGACTCCTATCGAAAGGTTCCCAGTGCTCCCAGCCATATTTATGGACCAAATGCATACCTATGATTGGCACAAACACCAGAAAGAATCCCATGACACCTAAACACCATGGTGTTTGCATGACATGTCGAACAAATAGTTGAACATAAGTCATTCTTCATCTTCCTCATGATCATAAGTTAGTCTGCAATCCCAGGCATAATCCTCTTCCCACTCTGGTTCATAGAGTGGGCAAGGTTCTTCAAAAAGATGATCCATTCTTAATTGATGGATTCTTTCTCTAAGTGACTTGTAAAACTCTCTCTTGTATTCTGGATTCATTTTCTGTGTTTAATAGGCCAGGTTGTTTCCATTGCAACGACCAGTAAAAAAGTAAAAACAAATACGAATAATGCACTCATGCTGGATAATCCCAATCTGTCATGAATTGTGTTTTGTATTGTGGTCCCCAACTTCCTTCCTTATAGAGAAAAGGAACAGTACGAATGGGACACTTGTCACCAGTACAGAGAAGATCATCAACGATCCTCCAGGATTCCATAACTTCTTCAGCGTGTACAAAGTGGGACTGGTCCCCACCGATAGCATCAAAAAGAAGTTTTTCATAACCATCTATCGCTCTGTCCTGTGGATATGAGTGGGTGAGTGTTGCTCTTTCAAGATCATCATTGAGACCAGGGGACTTAATATCCATCCTAATATCCAAATGTGGATTAGGTTGTAAACGCATAACAATGCGATCTTTGACTTCCCCTTCATACAATTTTAGTGGTGGTGCTTTGAGTTTGATAACAACTTCAACACAACCGTAAGGCATTTTCTTGCCTGTCATGACGTTAAAAGGAACTCCCTCCCAACGCCAGTTATCGACGAATAGAGTCCCAGCAAAATAGGTAGGAGTGTGACTGTTAGGATCAACCCCCTCTTCAGAACGATAGCCATCATATTGTCCTAGGATAACGTTGGTAGATAATTTGGTGGCAGCGAGAACTTTTGTCTTCTCTCGACGAACTTCCTTTGCATCCATTCTACAAGGTGCTTCCATAGCAATTAGTGCTAGAACCTGAAGAATATGATTCTGTAGCATGTCACGAACTTGACCAGAAGTTTCGTAATACTGAGATCTTCCTTCACAACCGATAGTTTCAGTTGCAAAAATCTGTACTTCTTCTATGTAATTCCTGTTCCAAAGTGGTTCAAGCAAAATATTGCTAAACCTTGTAGCAAGAATATTGTTAACAGTATCTTTGCCAAGATAATGGTCGATGCGATATACTTGTTTTTCGCGTAGATGTCTCCCCACCAAAGAAGATAAATGATCAGCAGATTTATAATCACGTCCAAAGGGTTTTTCGATAACCACTCTGGACCTGTCTGGATCTTCGAGTCTTCCCGCTTCTTTGAGGTTTTGAATAGCATTGGCGTACCGTTCTGGTGGAACTGATAAGAAGTAAGTATTATCGTCTAGATAATTCGGTAAGTTTGATAATGACTCAACATTATCAAGATCTGATGAAACATAATCCAGATGATGTAAAAATTCCTCAGGATATTCTCCCAAAGATTCTTTCCACATCTGTGCAGTAGGTTCTCTCCTGGCAGATCCAGTAATCAAAAAATTCTCTGGAAGAAGATCTTTCCTCCAAAGGTTATAGAGTGCAGGAATTAGTTTCTTCTTGCAAAGGTCTCCCGTTGCTCCAAAGATAACAATTCCTTTAGTGAGCGGTTCCGTTTCCATCGTAGTCGTCCGAGTCATAATAGTTATTTTCGCCTTTATATCTTCCAAATGTGATGGTGGAACATACAAAGATCGGGGCAAGCCATAGTAAGAATTCACCTAACATCATGTCCCCCAAACATCGCACGCATACCGTTTAGAACCTTGGCTGCGAAAGTACCAAGACGGCGCGACTCAAAGCGTGACCACAACGCACTACTGATGACAGGAGCGGGTACGCCAAGATCCACAGCAGCGTGAACCGTCCAACGACCCTCACCACTGTCTGATACTCCCCCATCGAACTTGCTAAGCTCTCTATCGTGCCGTAGAACATCAGCGGTAAGATCGAGTAACCAAGAACCAACAACACTACCGCGGCGCCATAACTCAGCCACCTTAGAAACGTCAATATCATATTGATAATCTTCTGGATTCTCCATCGGAGCAACCTCAGCATCGCCCTCTTTAACGTAAGCTGACCCAGCATTAGCTTCATGCAGGATATTAAATCCTTCTGCGTATGCTTGCATGATTCCGTATTCGATTCCATTGTGTACCATCTTTACAAAGTGACCTGCTCCAGGACCCCCGCAGTACATCCATCCAAATTCTTCAGGATATAAGACATATCCTTTGCGACCTGGGAGACGTTCGGCTCCATCGATACCTGGTGCGAGTGCATCAAAGATTGGACGGCAGACGGATACTGCAGTATCTCCACCCCCAACCATAAGACAGTATCCACGCTCCAGACCATAAACACCACCACTAGTACCACAGTCAAGATATTGGATGCCCAGTTTAGACAACCTTTCTGCCCTGCGTCTAGAGTCTTTAAAATTGGAATTGCCATGATCAATAATAATATCGCCTTCACTACAAAATTGTAGTAGCTCATTGAGTGTGTCCTCTACGGTTTCTGCTGGTACGACCATCATGAAAATACCTGGTTGTTCAACATATATTGTTTCACCAGATTTTTCACCATAAATGCTTTCTTTTTGTTTAACTACTTGAGCAAGGCTTTCCAGAGAAGTGGTACATCCACTGATATAACCCTTCTCATATTGTTCTTCAGCTTTTTTATAGTTGTTGCGATACCCATGAACTTCAATACCTGCTTTGATCATACGGCGAGACATTCCCTCGCCCATTCTTCCGAGTCCGATTAGTCCTACTTTCATATTAATTTAAATTGTTAAGTTTAGCCATGGGAATACTGGAGGTATAACCCCAATTAGTCTTAGTAAGCCCTCAGCAAACAGAGCCAAGACAACCCACCCGACACACATACTGATGATAGAAGCATTGCGATTATGTTGTCGAATTGCTGCATCGATCATCTCCTGTACTTCTTGTTTTGAAACTGTCATTTAATGTTCTCCATCGCCACGAGTAATTCTTGGTAATGGTGGAGTTCATCATTCATTATATCGATGATTTTCTGATCGTCTGGATATGTTACGAGATATTTCGCATATGTCACAGAAGCATGAAGTTCTACTTCTGCAGCTAAATGATAAGCATTGCGAGGATCAACAGAATAATAAACCACGTTAATCCAATAGTAGACAAGAACCAGATGATAAGCAAAGAACCTATCAATCCAAGCAGTATGTCCACCACGGATTTCCATTTCCTCCAAGTGTTCTGTTTCGTTAACTGTTTGTTCAAAGTGTTCTACCATAAGATCAAAGTGTTCTGGAGTCCTGAGACCCAGAGACTCTCTGAAATGTAATACACTTAAAAATGCAAAATAAGGTGCTCGAGCAATAGTCTCAAGCACCCAGAAACGTTGAATGTCTCTTCCAGAATAAAGAAAGTCTAAAATAGAAACAGTGATGTTTAGAACAAAACTATTAAACGTCTTCATTATACCAGAAGTCCTCCCAGTCTGCAGGTGAATGTGTGACATCAACAATATTTGGATTAGTCTCTGTATTCCTTAAGGAATTCAAGAACATCATTAAGCGCTTCATCATAACCATGTTTAGCTTCGGGGGATAAATGTGCTTTCCTATCATACAGTGTGTTTTTCCACTTGTAGATTCGAGATAGGATATCAATCTTAGTAACTAGTGTCCTAGCCATAATAACCAATAAATCGAAGCTATTTAGATATCACCACATTGTTTTAAGAATGAAATGTCTGAATATCTAAATAATAATATCCCCCCAAACTATGAGCGATATGAAGAAATTCTTACCTCTCGTAATGTTATTGATGACCGCAAGTGCTGCACAAGCTGGCGGACTTGTTACTAAGCACGCCTCCAGTGTTCAACTAACTGTTGATGCTGCTAGAACTCAGGCAACCAGAATTGGTTCCTCGTTCAGTATCTCAGGTTCAAATATAGATACTACGGACGGAACTACAGCAGGTACAGTTTCTGCTGGTACTATCACCTCTGGTGTATACAACCCTGGTACTATTACTGCCACTCAAGATACTGCTGGAGCAGCATTTAGTTTCTCCCAGTCTTACACACAGGCTGATGCTGTTCCCACAAGTGCTGCAACTTTAGGTGCTAATCCA